GGGGTGCATGAGTTCAGGATTCCCCATCCCACCGGGACCGTCACCCTTCGATTGCGGCACATGGAGACGGAGGCGGATGCGGATCATTACCAGGGTTTTTCGGCTACCTGGATCGCTTTTGACGAGTTAACCAACTGGCCCAATCTCAAGCCCTACCACAAACTGAAAGCTATCCTCCGTTCCCCGGATGGGATTCCTAATATGAGGATGAGGGCTAGCGGGAACCCGGGAGGGATCGGCCACCAGCCGGTGAAGAAGTACTTCATCGATCCCTGCCCCGAGGGAGGGCAGATCATCAATGATGGGCAGTCGGAGATGCCGCGGATGTTCATTCCCGGCAATATCCGCGAGAATCGCATCCTCCTCGACAGCGATCCCAACTACATCAACCGCCTCAAGAGCGTTGGAGACCCGATCCTGGTCAAGGCCTGGCTCGAGGGGGATTGGAACGTTGCGGTAGGGTCGTTTTTCAGTAGCTGGCGTACCGATGAGATCGTTGTCAAGCCTTTTGAGATCCCCCCCTCCTGGCCCCTGTTCGGGGCCCTGGATTACGGGGAGGCCGCTCCCACTAACTTCGCCCTCCATGCCATCGACTACGACGACAATCTCTATCAGATCACCGAATACAACCGGGCGGGGGCCGCGGCCTCTTCCCATGCCTACGAGATCAACAAGCTGATCGAGTCCTGCCCCTATACCCAGCAGTCAGGGGGTGGAGGGCGTCCACCAGACTCCATCTGGGCGGATCCCTCGATGTGGGCCAAGAGACGACTCACCGAAGCCGTCACCCACTCCCCCGCTGATGTGTTTTCGGAGAACGGGCTCTACCTATCCAAGGGGAACAATGACCGAATCACCGGCTGGAGAGTCATCAACGATCTTCTCGAGAACAAACGATTATTCGTCTTTGGAGGGGAATGGAACCGGAATACGCTGGAAACGATACCTAACCTACCTAGAGACAAAAACAACCCAGAGGACGTGGACACCCGTAGTGATGATCACGCCGGAGACCGCCTGCGTTACGCCTGTATGCATGCCTACAAACCCGCCAAACCCGTCCAGCCCCGAGACCGGGACCCCTTCTTAGGGGGGAACGTGTTGGGGGAGTTGGATGAGATCCAGGAAGAGAGAGCCTACGCATGACTCAAGTCACCGAACAGCCCAAGGAACGCACCAACCAGAACCTGTCCGACGACCAGTTGGATTTTTACAAAAAGTCCTTCGAGACCTGCAAGGACTTCATGAAGCCCAAACACGCCGAGTGGCGCAGGCTGTTGAAGCAGTACAACCTCGAGCTGAAGGCTTCCAAGCTCCCGGCGAGCAAGGTGGTGAAGATCTCTCGGTTCCTCCCCCTCTCCCGGCAGATCATTACCTCCATCGCCTTCAACTACCCCCATATCTTCCTCAAGGTGGAAAATCCCACCATGGCTTTCCAGGCGGAGATCCTCGAGCGCATCGACAATGCCCTCATCGAGCTCACCGGAGCCAAACAGGAAGTCCAGCAGCAGATCTTCGATGCCCTGTTCTGCTACATCGGCTGGATTAAGTTCGGGGTCAACCCCCCAGGGGATGAGGACATCGTCCCGCCCTATGTGGCCAACGACGATATGTCCAACGGCAACGTCTATGCCATGAGAGTGAGTCCCTTCAACATGTACGTCGATCCGCTCTGCACCCCTCACAAACTCTCCCATGCCCGCTACGTCTGGGAGGAGATGCTGGTGCCCTTGGAGTTCGTCAAGCAGGACAAACGCTTCACCGATGCCTTCAAGGATGAGGTGAAGGCGATCACTAAGGACAGCGATGAGGATGGGTTCATGGCGGATATGGACCAGGACGACGACTCCGATCCGGAAGAGAAGGCCCTGATCGAGTCCAAGACGGATGGGAAGTTCACCGTCCTCAGAGAGTTCCATGACCGCATCCACAAGAAGCGCCTCACCTTCGCGGTGGGGGTGGAACAACCCGGGGAGGTCATCGATCATCCCTTCCTGGCCGGCAAGTCGGAGGTGGAGTTGGATCCTATCAGTGGGGAGGAGAGACTGACTGGCAAGTTCACCCCTACCGGAGGCTATCTGGTGCAGGGTGGGTTTCCCTACAAGGATTTATGGTTTGATTTCTCTGGAGAGTCCTTCTACGGCAAGCCGATGATGGCCTACGCCGAAGATACCCAGGCCCTGATCGTTGAATCGGTCTCCCGGCGGAAAGCCCTACTCAAGCAGAACACCCGCAAGATATTGGGTCAGAAGAACGAGCAGTCGGCCAATCCCAACATTGGGGATTCGATCACCAGAGGGGATGACGACTCCATCATCTGGGTCAACGACGTCAATAACGCCTTTGCCGAGATGCCGATCAATAACGTCCCCCAGGATCAGTTGGGGTTGGAATCCGATGCCCGTCAGTATGAGGAGCAGATCCTCCAAGTCTCGCAGTTGTCCCTGGGAGGAGGGCCGTCAAGGACAGCAACCGAGGCCTCTCTCATTGCCTCCTTCGGGCAGTTGAACCGCGACTGGATGCAGGACAAGGTGGCGGATGTCTACCGCATCATGGCCCACAACTTCAACCGCATCATGGCCGACCGGCGCTACACCCCCATCAACTTCCTCATCAACACCGCCGAGACCGAGAATGAACCGATCTTTGAGGTGGTGACGGCGGATATGTTCAAGGCCCGCTGGAAGATCGTCGTTGAGGCCGGCTCGATGAAGCCGCTGTTCGAGGAGCTCGAGCGGGAGGATGCCCTCGCCCTCTTCCAGTTCCTCATCCGCTTGCCTGAGATCCCCCGACCCGAGGCCATCAAGCACCTGTTGCGGGCCTTCCGGGTGCCGAACATGGAGAAGTTCATCGGCCAGACCGCCACCATCGATGCTCAACGCGCTGCCCAGTACGAAAACCAGTTGATGATGCAGGGCGGTAAGGTGAAGGTGGTACCCACCGAGAACCACCGGGCCCATGCCGTAGTCCACAAGGGACTGCTGGAGTCGAAGGACTCACCGCTGGTACAGGGGATCCAGCAACTGCAGCAGTTGGGACCGGCCATGCAGCCTGAACAGGCCCAGCAGCTCCAGCAACTGGTGCAGGCGGTGCAGAACATCCAGACCCACCTGCAGGAGCATGAAGCCGCCTTCCAGCAGATGATTCAGGGCGGTGGAGGCGGTGGAGGCGGTGGAGGTGAAGCGCGAATCAAGAACATCTCCGACCAGGCGGGAAGCCCCGATAACGCCAACGCCGCCTCTGACAAGATCCAGTCCGCGGTCAGAAGCAACGCCCAGAAGATCTCGCAACCCGGTAACCTCAACAGGGATCAGAATTGAAAGTCACGAAGATCGTTCTCGAGGACGACGATGGCCCCACACAGGATTATAAAGTTGGTCCGGAGATCACGGAATGATGAAATCATGGGACTACCGTTGCCCCCATCACGGGGTGACGACGCGATACTTCGAGGGCAAGATCCCCCAACGGGTTACCTGCTACTGCCGGCGGCGTATCTCCTGGGCCCGACAGAAGACTAAGGCAGATCTCACCATGTCCTTTTCGGGCAACTACGGCAAGTTCGAGCCGGCCCTGGGGTGCGTGGTGGAGTCCTACGAGCACAAGCAGNAACTGCTCAATGAGCAGAACGTTATGGAGGCACATGATCTGGTGGGTGGATCACGGATGTATCGCCAGGAGGAGCCTTNCCCCATAGAGGACAANAATACGAGTTGGGTTGACAACCCCAACGCAAAGGAGTAATCTCGATGGCAGAAGAAGCGATTCTCTCGGATTCCGGTACAGCTGACGGAACGACCGCCGCGGANTCCGCGGACGAAACAGCCTTCGACCTCGGGGGAGACCTCGACGAAGACCTTTCATCCCCGGAACGCCCCGCCCTAGCGGCTCCTGAAACAGCGTCCAGAACGACCGAGCCCGAACCGCATGCACCACTCGATCTTAATACGACTGAGATCGAGAAATTGCCCGCCGAGCTGCAGCAGATGGCTCGAGAGTTGAAGGGGGATCATACCCGGAAAACTCAAGCGGTAGCGGAACTGGTTAGGCAATCACAAGCCCGGGACCAAAGCGTTACCACCCGGGAGCAGGCGCTGTTAGATCGTCTCCAGTCGGGAGACAAGAGCGAGGACGACCCCTTCGCCGCGCTTAGAAGCAGCCTGACCGAAGAAGAGGCCAGGGGGCTGGACATCGTCGATCAGGTGGTGGCAGCCAAGCACGGCAAGATAGTTGAGGAAATGGGTGAACGGCTGAACCAGCAGCAAGGGCTGCTGCAGAAGCTGGCCTTAGCGGTGATACAACAGGCCTCCACTGGGGCCAATGCCGCCGCGGCCACCGCCCGTCAGCAGTATCCGGACATCGACCAGTACAAAGATCAGGTCAATGCCCTGACGGCGGTGAGAAACCCAGCTACCGGTCGAGCTTATACCCCAGTTCAAGCCTACGAACTGGTGACCGGCAGAGCTCAGGCCCGCAGTGCGGATCTGGCTACTTCCGACCTCGACACCCGTCTATCCAGCGCACGTGCCACCACCGCTACCTCAACTGCCGCAGCAGACTCGGGCACAGGAGAGCTTAATTCCAATGAGCTTTCTCAAGGCCTGAAGAGTTTGGGTTTTGAGTGAGCCTTATTTCAATGAGGTTCAACAATGCCTGCAGCCACATCGAGCGAAACCTGGGATGCTGCCTGGACGCTCACTATGCGCGCCAAGCGCAAGCGGCTGACCGACAATATCTCGGATCAGTATCCGACGATAGGTCGCCTGCGACGTTCTGGCGTGATGGAGGTGGAGACCGGCGGTAAGGAAATCCAGGAAGACCTGATGTACGGACTGGGCGCATCGGAATGGTTCGATGGCTACGATGTCCTGTCCACCAACGCCACGGATGGCATTACCGCCGCATTCTATCAGTTCCGTTACAACGCCACTCCTATCGTCATTTCGATGACGGAGGAAGTCGAGTCCCGCAAGTCCGACTCGGCAGAGAAGCTCCTCACCGCTAAGACCACTCAGGCGATGACCAAGTCGCTTGATACGATCAACGCGGCTGTCCACGGGGCACAGTCTGGCAAGTCCATGTTGGGCCTGCAAGACATCGTTAAGAGCTCTTCGGGTTCGACCTTGGGCGGAATCTCCGGGTCCTCCAACACCTGGTGGGAGAACAAACGGGGATCTTTCACTGGCAGCACTGGTGAAACTACTACTCAATATACCACATTCGTTACCAAGACCGGCGACTCGTTTCAGGGTGTGCTGGCCATGGGGTTGTTGTGGAACTCAGTATCAGAGGGCAACGACAAGCCCAACCTCATCATCACCTCGTTCACTCACTACGGGAACTACGAGTCGATCTTCGAGGGTACCGGGCATCTTCGCACCACGGAGAAGTCTTCGGGCTCTTACGGTATCGGCGCTCAGGGCACTATTACGTTCCGCGGTGCCCCAGTGATCCCTGACAGGGATTGCGTGACGGCGAATATGTACTTCCTCAACACGAAGTATTTGAAGCTCAAGGTCCAGGCGGGCAAAAACTTCGCCAAGACCCCCTTCAAGGAGCCGTCTAATCAGTTGGCCAAGGTGGCCTTCGTGGTCTCGGGGATGCAGCTCGTGACCAATAACCGCCGGCGTCAGGGAGTCCTGAACGATCTGGCATAAACCCTTG